AGTGGCAAATCTATCAATGCTCACTCCAAGCTGCTCTTCAATAGCACTTATCTCCTCATTGCTTAGGTCTTTTGTTACGTTATATAAACCCTTCCTTGCTGACATCTCTGCCTCAATAGCTTTAATGTTTGATTCTGATGCTGCCTTAACAGCCTCTGCATTCTCTTGAGCTGCATTATCTGTTAAACCCATCCAATCTGTTAACATCTTAAAGCCTTCAATGATTGCAGTGATAGGCAACATCAAAAGTTTTAACACCTTATCAAGGACACCTATCTTATTTAAAAATATAGCAATAGCTGCTACAATAGCAACTATCACAGCAACTAATAAAAATATAGGGTTAGCAAGTATCTGCATTCCTAATTTTACGAATGCTCCTCCCATTGTTTGTATCACACCTGTGAATGCTTTAAACCCCTTAGATATATCTCCAGGGTTTATCTTACCTATCACATTTTTAAATACCTCTGCCTTTTGCTGTGCCTCTTCAAAGTCTAAGCTCATCAATGAGTCTTTGATACCTCCTAATGAGTTGCTTACCTGTTCAAATTTAGAGCCAGATGCAAATACATTGACCGCATCATTAGCATCTGTAAGTTTATCTTTAAGCTCTCCTGCTCTTGCTGAGAGTTGTGCTATCTGTTCGGGGTCAGTGGCATCTGCTATAGCTCCTTTAAGTTCTCTGAGCTCTGCCTTGATAGCACCTATCCCCGTTATCTTTAATGGTATTTCTACTTCATTCATATTAGTAAACTCTTATTTCGATTGTTGTATATCCAAGCAAAGTATCTTGATTAGTTCCTGCACTATCTAATGTAATAATATTTACATTGTCAGAGTCTATGTAATTAATACTAAATCTATCAGTTTGGCTTTGACCGATTATTAAATATACCTTATCCTGTGTACTGAATGCACCTGTCAATGTACCTAAGTAATCACCAACAGCTGCTCTTGTCCACACTATATCACCTATAGTGTTCTCAAGGATGCTCAATGTAGGGTCATTAGTTCCTGTCTGACTAATCAATGCAATATACTTCTTATAGTTTACCACAGGAGCTCCATTGATACTCTGAGTCACAGTCAAGTTAGGTACTACCATACCATCACTCTCAAGAGTCTGACCATCTCCTATCACTATACCCTTAGCTGTTGGATTGACAGCGTTGCCCTTACCAAAGATTAGGACATCAGAACCTGGCATCACGACGTTGTTGACCTCTGAGCTCTTCTTAGTTATAGCATCATTACCAATAGCTGTGATAGTATCTCCAATAGGGTTACCTAATGCAGTCTGAAACCTTGCTAAGTCAATCTCAGTATCTATGCTTATCAACTCCACCTTAGTTAAGCTGTTGTTGTTAGCATTGTAATCCTGCACCTTGTTAATATTCCACCATGAGTTATCGATGTATATCTTATCATTGAGCTTGAGAGCTTGGATATCAACCTCATTCAAGTCAAAGTAAGCTATCAACATCTTACCTACGTTTATCTGATTAACAGTCCTTCTCCAATATAAGTTATACAGGTTGTTAGCTGTCAGTGTTGCTACCTCATAAAAGTAATAGTCATTCGTGCCAAAGTTAATATCAAAGGTAGGATATAACGGGTCATTGAAGTGGCCAAGCATAGGATAGTCAGTCAAGCCTATCTCTCCTGTTGTGCCAAAGTCTATGATGTCAAATGGTTGGCAAGTACCTAAGCCTCCATCATACAATATTCGGATGTTAGTATTAGGTGCAGCTCCATTGATTGCAGGAACATAAGCTCCGAATAATGTCTTATACACAGGGGTGGGTGAGAATAGCAGCTCCTTAGTATCTACATCCTTGACATATTCATTATCAAAGGTATATTCTATCTGCCCGTAAATTTCTCCTGTGGCCTGTGTGTATAACACATTAGACTGATCCTCATCAGGTGCATAGGTAAGCTTCAATTTTTTCTTAGTCACATCAGGAAGGAACATCAACTCTTGAGCCTTATCCTTTGCTAACTTCTGACTCCAATCCTTCTCAGCTCCTGAGTCATAATACTCATCTCGATGTCTTAGGATGAGGTTGTATGGATTGTCAATATCCTGCTCAACATATAAGTTGTACATCTGAAATATTGACTTAACAAAATCTGATTGCTTAATCTCTACAGGAACATATGAGTTCATGATTAGAGTACCTCCTGTAGTCTGCACATTATTGCTTGGAAGTATCACCATGTTGATAGATACTAAGTCAAGCACAACATTGACATCTACAGCTGTGAAACCTCCACCTGCTGCAATCCAGATATTAGCTCCATTACTGTTAGCACTACCATAGGTCTGAGTTACCTCAACACCTATTGATAATATCTGTATATCATTAGGGTCTATTGCTAAATTTAAAGGGTCATTTGTTAATGCAGGGATGCTAAGAGATTCAGCAAAGGTTAAGATAGTAGTGTTACCTGTTGGCAATGGTGAGGCTGCAGGATAGTAAGCCACTCCACTTGTTGTGCCATACACCTTGAGGTTGCCAAGTCCTGCCACATATACCTGAGCAAATACCCTATATTTATTCTTAACTATATATCCTCCTGCTACATACTCAAGTACAGCATTACCTCCACTATTATTGTCAAGGATAATACTGCCTCCTATCTGTAGCTCATAGGTATAGTTCTCACCTGCAAGAGCATTAGTGCTAAATGGTGAGCTGTACTCTCCATTAGTAGGGTTGAACAAAGATTGTATATCAATCACCTCTGTCCATCCAGAGTCAATGTTCTCTTGAAATGTATAGTTCACTCCTGTGCCCTGCACATAACTTGTAGTCCATGTGTTAGTGGCTTCCACTCTGTAGTCAGCATAATCAAAGTTATTAACATCCCCATTGTAAGGTATTAACAACTTATCAAAGTGAGCATCTGTTAAACCTGCCCAAGTGTATGTAAATCCTGCCACAGCAAATATCCTATCAAAGTAGGTCTTAGCATAGATAGCAGGTTTGAACTCATTTGACTGATAGACATTTGTTCCTGTACATACAGGCATTACATATTTATAACCATCTGCCACAGTGTTATTGAATGTAGCTGCTATATCAGTTGATGAGAATGTGTGATCTAAGTCTGAGAAATCTAAGTCATCAAGATTAGCATTAGTGATAGCACTGAAAAACTCAGCTCTACTATCTTTGATGAGTACAGTGTAATTAACCTCCTCCTCATAAGCATTAGTGTACTGAGACTTATTAACACTCACCAACTGCAATAATGCATCATCTAAGATAGGCACTCCATCCTGTATCACTTGACAGCGAGTCAATGTGTTGATGTTGAAGCTACCTGCCTGGATGTTCACATCATAGTAGTGTCCAAGTAGCTCATGGTTGTTCTTAGTTCCTTCAAGAGTGATTGTCTTAGAGAATGTTCCCTTTCGAGCTGACAGGTCTCTGATATCTCCCACATTAAACGTGATAGGGAAGTTAGTCTTTTCAGATACATCTAAGACTCCTGTCTCAAGTACTATCTTAACCATTGATGATGTCGTTGTTAGATAACCTTACTTGTATTGATTGCTTGATGAGGTTGTTGTTTCGTTGCTTAAATACCTCAAAGTTTGTGTTAAGTACATTACAGCTCACATACTCAGTTGACTCAGGGATATGTATGATACATCCACTCTCATCATAGAGATTATCTAAGTCCTCTGTAATTCTATAGACCACGTTTTTAACATAGGTTTGAGGAGATGTTAACAACTGTTGAAAGTATGTACCCTCTGACTCACTCATCCAATTAGTATTGAGGTCAAATGTCTTAACTACTTGAGTGTTGAAATTAACTTGACCTTGTTCATAAGTTTTATACTTCCACTGAGATGAAGTAACATATCCTGGCACATCCTTATTGTATGTATCCCTCTTGATAGTTCCCTTCTCATAGCTCTTAAGTTGGAAGGCAAAGCTACTCCATGAGCCCATCCTATCTAAGAATAAGATATGACTCTCAGAGATTAATGTCCTTATATCTATGTTCACCTTATAGCTCACTGACTTAGGGTCTATAAAGCCTGGAGGTCCATCTCTATAAGTTACTGTGTACCACTTAGTGTCCTGCTTTACAAGTGGAGCTGTGCCACTCACTAAGGTAAGTGAGCCATAGTTGTTAGGACCAACTGCCACACCTTTAATGTAGTCAAGTCCACTCACTGACTTGTAGAACACATCTCCATCATCATTAATGAAGTACACTCTCTTGTTAGCTGCCACACCTACATCTTTAAGGTTGAGCCATAAGTCCTGCCCAAGTGTACATGTGAAGTTCAAAGGTTGGTCAGTGAGCCACAGTCCAGATGTGTTATCAAGAGTGTAGTCAGTCTGATCGTAGAACGGCATGTCTATCCAAGGAATAGCTCCATTGAATACATACTTATCTAATGTGCTAATCTCATTGAGGTTGATGTCCTTCCTGTTGTCAGCATATTTGATTGAGCCATTGATGGTCGCATCAGTAACCTCTGACCATAGAGCATTGATAGTGAATGATGTTGTGCCTGTTACAGCTATCACAGTGTGTAGTCCTTCCACTCCTGGATTGGCCACACCTAAGTCTGCCTGTGTTATGTTGAGCTGGTCACCCACAGCAAAGGGGTGAGCAGCTGTTGGAGTTATCTCGACATTGCCGCTGTCATCTGACAATGATGCGGTATAACTCAACGTGAATATGTACTCCTCTCCTATCTTGATGTCATACTTATAGTATGAGTTAGCCGCATCATAAAAGGTTGTGATTGTGGGATTGAAGTCATAGCTTACCATGTTGCTCAAGAGCTTGCTCAAGTCCTGCTCCCCATATCCTGTGCCATAGGTAGGCAGTGCCTTGTAGTATCCTATCCTGTTTGATGTGCCTGACTCAAATATCTCAAAGATATATCGGAAGCCATCATTGTTGACATTAGTTGAGTTAACTATGAATTTGCACTCATTGTAAGCAGGAGTGAAATCTTGAGGTTCTGCTATGATTGTCATTGCCATACCTATATTGTATTTCAGTTGGCATCCTGTTAGAAGGACATATATGAGTCATCTGTAAAGTATTCCTCCTTGATATGAGTGGCAGCATATCGGATGGCATCCATTGCATCATCCCATAACTTGACAGGCTCATCTGTAATGGTATCACCTATCTTTTTCCACTTATAATTCTCATACTCCTTCTTAAGTTGAGGATGGTCTTCACAGAATATACCAAAGGACTTAATGTTGTTAATACCTTGCTTGACTACCTTATTAGCATTCTCAATATAGTAACCTGCTCTGTCTATCTCAGCAATAATCTCAGGCCTTGAATAGTCAGCAAGGATGTTGATACTCTTTTCAATGCCTAACTGCTCCATCCTTGTGATTAGGTCAGTAGTGGTCAAGTAGCTCTCATATATCACAGGCTCAATGTATAAGTCCTTATCCCTCCAATAGACTCTCACTAATGCAGTGGGGTGATTGTAACCAAAGTCAAGGCCATAGACATAATCAGTGAACTTGGATGGCCTATGCTTGACAAATGTCCAATTGCTATAGATGTTACTCTTAGAGATTGCCTTCTCCCCTAATGCGTATATCTGATACTGTGCCTCATCTGTTCTCTTCAAATCCTCAATCTGTTTCTTAA